TGTGCTATCGAGCCTGCCTTTACGCACGCAACACAATGGAGTTCGGGCCAACCGCGTGGGCCTTGTTCCATAACTCTACACTGAGCCGACGAGCCATTTCCAGAGCATCTGGCCCGTCGTCGTAGGCGCCCGTGGGGAACTGCCGCAACTGATCTACGAGCAACCGAGTCCCAGGGGTCGTGCGGAAGCGAATTTTCCCCTGCGACAAGGCCGTCCCGAGACGGCGAATCCGCAATACCTTGGGGTCATGATTCTGAACCAAGCAGAGCGGCAGCTCACACTGCTGTCGCTTCGCCTCTGTCTCGAACGGGATGCGAAGCAGGAACTGAAACTGGTTGGCCTCTACAGCGAAGCCATGAGGCCGGAATTGCTTCACCTTGTCAACGATGGCCTCGACCATCCCCTCACTCAGAGGAGTCCCGTCTGAACTGCGGGCCGCAACAATTGGGCGACGGGCCAGGTCAGCCTCAACGTACTCCACACCATCCCGCGTGCGACCGTGAAGCACCAGCGCCTGCCAGTCGGAGTTCTTGGCATCACTACCCTTCGACGGGTCCAGGGCGGCAGTGCGTACCACCAGCTGGTCCAGTGGAGGCCACTCGTCGAACCAGAAGCCAGGGCGGGAGAACACACTGTCAGGCCACTCGGTCGAGCCAGGACTCCGTGGCCGCTGTTGATACTGGCTGTCCCAGTCGTAGGAGTTGATTGCCTTCGTCTTGGCCAGCTCCTCAAGCGGATAACGCTCCGGCCAGAGAGCCTCACCAATCTGTCGCGGGTCTTCTGGGCAGCTGTCCTCCTCCCGGATGGCCGGCAGTCGTAGCACTGTCCACTGATCGCTCAGCGTGTCTTCACTTGCAGCCAGCAGCTTGCCGGTCAAGTCCTCCTGGTGCCAACGGGTCGAGATGACCAGGATTCTGCTCCCCGCAGACCGCCGCGTGTAGAAGTCGCCAGTGTACCACGCCCAGATCGACTCCCGCACCGTCGCACTGTCAGCCTCCTCCCGGGACTTGATCGGGTCGTCAATGATGCCCACGTCAAACCCATGCCCGACGATGGCCCCGCCAACGCCAGCTGAGCGGTACACGCCAGAATGGCCGACCACCTCGAACAGGTCACTGTTGCGGGCCTCCACGGTGCCCCGGGTTCGCTTGTGGTCGGACAACGTAGTGGCCGGGAAGAGTCGCCTGTACGATGCTGAGTCGAGAATGCGCTGGACCTTGCGGTTGATGGCGCTCGCCAGGCTGGCCGTGTGACTGCACGCCAAAATCTTGAGGTTTGGGTTTTGTCCGAGCAGAAGGGCGGGCAACCGACAGCTGGCTAACTCACTCTTGCCATGTCGCGGCGGTAGGTTGATGATCAGTCGGGTAATCTCACCCTTGATGAACTTATCCAGGTAGGAGCAAAGTAGCCGGTGATGCCAGCCTGGCACATAGTCAGGCATGGTGTACAGCGTGAAATCCAGCAGATTACGACGAGCTGCCCTGCGTCGAAGCAGCTCCGCCGCCGCGCTCGCCGGATTGATCGCAGCCGGCAATCTTGGCAAGCTCCTCATCCGACAAGTCCTCTACCGATACGACCGTCCTGACCTGGCCATCGTGTACAAGAGTGGAGCGCTCACCGTACAACTCCGGCTTGTGCGCCCGGAGCAGAAACATCAAGAGCTTGTCTGAGCCAGAGAGGGCTCGCTTGCGAGCCTCCGCTTCCAAGTCCTCAATCGCCAGCTCGCACGCCTCATCAAAGGCCCGCGCGAACGCCTGGTCCTTCTCCATGCGACTGTAGACCGCCTCCTTCTGAACGCCAACCCGACAGCACGCGGTCGTCAAATTACCGGTGAGCCGCAGCACCTTCAAGAACGCCACCGCCCAGTCAGCAGACCGCTTCACCGGCTGATTCTTCCTCGCCTTCGAGTCCATCACGCCACCTTTCAGACCTTGCGATGAGACGTGGCCACCTCCCAGGTGCCGTCCGGGAGCGGTCGTAACTCATAGTCGCCAAAGATGTTAGGTGCTTCTTGCTGCATCCGACGAAGAATTTGCACAGCGAGCTTGCGGATTTCCACTTCGGCGAACCGGCTGGCACGAAGCTCGATGAAGTGCCGCAAAGCCCGGGCGTTGGCCGTCATGAAGACCTTAGTTTCTGTGGCGTTCGGCAGGACACTACGGGCTGCCTGACGGGCCAGCTTGCGGCGCTGTGTACTGTCCGACTCGTCCTTGGAGACTTCCTGCAACTTCTCGACCAGCCTGACGTAAGCATGATGACTATGAACCACCGCGTCAAGCCATATCTGGTGCAGTTCAGGGTCGGCAGCAATGCAGTCCGGCTCGATGTACTCAGCCACCGATTCATCAACGTAGCGCTGACTGAGCTGAGAAAAACCAAAGCCGGCCCGGTGCCGGACCAGCTCGTGCGTCAAGGAACGGCTGACGCCAGTGATGACGAGGTTCCACACCGCATGTTCCAGGACGGAGCCGTGGCCCGCTTCCAGGATGTGTTGCAGATACGCCTGGTTGCCCCCTGGCCGAGGTCGGGCAAAGGACATGTAACACAGCCGACCAGCAGTTTCGACCAGGCGCTCCGCAGCCACCTCTGTGTCAGTCTGCCAGGCGATGCCGTGGTCGGCCAGGAAGCGATCCTGCTCGAACAGGTCAATGAACTGCCGACCAACGACGTAGACCGTCGGCTCGCGGATAACACGAAGGTCGCTCGGGAGCAGCAGCTGGTCCAACACCGCCGACTCAGACTGCCCCTCAAACTCGGCCAGCTTTCGCACCACCTCAAGGACAGCTTCACCGTAGCCGTCCAGCTTCTCATCCAATGGAACAATGGCCTGGCGGAGATGGTCCCTCGGGTTGGTGTAAACGGCAATTTTGCCGTGAATCCCCGCAACTCGTTGCCAGCCAAGGGTTTCGATGCGGTTCCGCAGGGTGTCAGGGGTGACACGCCTGGCGGCCTCTGGTGAGGGGGCTACCTGTCGCACCTCCGGGCACCCCTTTTTGGACGAAAAAGTAGCCAAAAACGTCAATGCATTCTAACTACAGGCGATTTTTCCTGGCAATGTCAGCAAAAAAGACTTGCAGGCAACCCGGGCTGTCGGTAAGATTCGGGTGTACGGCTTCCACTTCCTTCGTGGTGTGGGCGGGCGGCTATCGGCGGGCCGCCCGCTCTTTTTTTTGTCGCCAGTGGCGACCGCCACGACACCAGACCCTCACTAGCTGGCGGCCTCTTCGCAGTCGGGCTTCCCCACATGCAGACGCAGCCATCGCAAGCGCCCGGGGCAGCCGGCCTCGATCCAGGAGCGAACCTCATCACGTTTCCAACGAAGCACCTTGCCAATTCGCACCGGCGATGGTGCAAACCCTTCCTTGCTCCACCTCACGATGGTCTTGGAGTCAAGGCCCAGCATCTCGGCAAACTCCCTCGCCGTGACCAATGGGTATGAAGATCGCGGCGTAGTAGGCGGCTGCTCCTCCTTGACCTGCGCACTTGGTTGGCCAGCCAGACTTTCTGGCCCCGGTAAAGCTGTAACCTTGTCAGCCGAGGTGGCGGGCGAAGGTTGGGCCAGGGGGCATGGGTCGGTCATCTTCCAACTCCTCCAAGGTAGTCTGGCCTGGGCCGCACGCGACAGCCCAGGCACGAAGTTTGTTCACCTCGCCAGTTCGGCGAGATTTCCGCGTCACCGTGCAATTTACGCGAACACTGGCACCCACGCCAAGCTCTTTTTTGAAAAACCCCAGGCACTTGCACCAGTCGCTACATCGACCAGGCAGGGCTGTCGTTGCAGGGAACTGCAAGTAAGCGCACAGAACTGCAAGTAAGCGCACTGGGCTGCAAGTAAGCGCACCGAGCTGCAAGTGAGCGCACTGGGCTGCAAGTAAGCGCACCGAGCTGCAAGTGAGCGCACTGGGCTGCAAGGAAGCGCACTGGGCTGCAAGGACATGAAAACCACGCAAGCGTCGCCTACTTCTCGCCGCCCAGTCGTCCGGGGCCAATGTCTACCAGATCAAGCGGCAGACGCTCGGCCTCAGCCCGCTCCTCGGTTTCCATCGCCGCCAACAGGTTCCAGGCAGCCGCCACGAGATGATCTTCGTCGTCCCGACCAGACATGTACGAAAACAGGTGCCGAAGGGCCGAGTCCAAGAATCGACTGAGCGGGATGCCACGCTCCCAGTTCCGGTCGCCGTACTTGGCCGCCCCTTTCTCAAAGTGCCTGGCCAGACGGATCATGGCCAAGGGCGGGAGCAGGTCAAACCGCCCCTTGCCCGTCTGGCGGTCCCGCACGGCCCCAGTTGCGAATTGCTGCCGCTCGCCTGAATCGTGTAGAGTATAGTCGTGCATCTAGATACCCTCCCCAGGTGGCAACGAATGGAACCTGAATTGTACCCGAATTGAACCTGAATTGTACCCGAATTGGCCGAGAATTGGCCGAGAATTGGCCAGGAATTGGAAGTGCCGTCGCTTCCAATCTCTGTCACAGCACTTCAGAGGAGTAGGCCCGTGCAGCCAAAATCCGCGCCCGTCACGTCCACCGTGACCTTCCCCGTGGACAAGTTCCAGTCCTACCCCGCAGAGGTCGGATCGTCCGCGCCACTGGACCCCATCCTTCCAACGCGCCGTGTTGAGTTCCCCCAGGAAGTAACCGCCACAGCACCGGAAATCGTGACTCACTGGGCGGAGCCACGGTACGAGCCAGCCAGGATGCCGCAGAACATCCTCTGAGTCACGGATCATGACCAGGCCGCGCGACCAGAAGTGATGAAGGGTCGGAGGCGTCAGTGACTCACCGCGACAAAGACTCGCGGAAGGGGACATGGAGGGCCTCAGCCGCCCCACCAGTTGACGCGCTGGCGGAAGACCTTGTTCAGGTCATCCGCGAATCGCTCAGGGGAGATCAGAGTCTCCAGCGCAAGCTCGCCAGAGGCACGAGTGCGCCGCAGCCAGCGGATCATCCCATCCAAACAGAAGGCTGCCGCTGGCCAGAACTCGTCGTCCTCCAACAGCTGCACGACATGCTGCAAACGCTGAAAACCGGGAAGCGACTGCCAGGCCACGAATGCGGGAATGCTCAGTCGCTCGCAGAACAGCTTCCAGCCGGCAATCTTGGCTCTCAAGATGAACCCCTGAGCCAGGTACAGCTCAAACACACGGTCCTGCAAAGCGCCAGCGTCGTCCCAAAACTCGAACAGGTCACGGTGCTTGGCGGCTTCTTCCAGACAATCCAGGAACACCGCCACGGACAACTCACTGAACGCATTCGACCACGGCGAGTGGTCAGGCAGCCTCAGAATGAGCCGCTGGCCGGCGTGTTGCAGCCGAAGTTGCTCTGCTTCGTCACCCCTCGCGCTCGCGGCAACGATCAGCCGGAAACGCTCCTCGGGTGTCAGGCGTGCGTAGTGCTTCGTCAGCACGTTCGCGTTCATCACTGAGTTTCCACTCGGTTGAGCAGGACGGTCTGCAACGCCTCTAACCGCTTGTCAAGCACATCCACGCCAAGAGCACGCAGGAGGGAATCGGCAAGCGTGGCCGTAATGCGAGACTTCTCCGAAGTGGGCAGTTCAGCCTGGTCAAGCTGCCGCAGCCGAGTCGCCAACACAGAGACAACGTCGGAAGTGTTCATGGGCGTGGTGTCCTTGACAGCCGGCTCGCCGTGCAGCGTGTTTGCATCCTCCAACCCACGGCAGGCACGCTGGAGCAGAGCGATAGCCGCCTGAACCCGCACGCGCTCATTCCGCCCGTTGCGGGCCACCTCCAACAGGGTGTCAACAGCCTGCCCAGCAGCAGCCTGCATCCGGCCAATGGCGTACTCGACCAGCTCTCGGCGTGCCCGACGGTAGGCTTCCCGAAACTCTGGCTTTCGCAGCCAACGGCACAGAGTTGCGTAGTTGACGCCGACCTTGGTGGCGGCAGCGAGATGGTTCGGCTCAATCAGCAACGCGGCAAGCATGACCTCCTGCTTGCTCCGAACGTTGCTCTTGACCTTGCCCCGTGGCACTGGACCGCTTGACTCCTCATCAGCCTGACTGAGGCTCAACGCAGCCGCACCCTCCGCAGCCTCAAAAAGGTCTAAATTGGCCGAAGTGATGGCGCTGCCAGGCTTTGCGAGATGCCGAACCTGAGCCAGCCAGGCGATGTAACGCAGCAAGTCTACGCTCTTAGTGGACCTACCCAGCGCTGTGCCGGCACAGGCACGATGGCGACGCAACTGCCGCTCGTTGATGACCTCGCCGATGGGAGTTGAGTTCAGGAGCTGACATAGCTCCGATGATCGCAGCTTGTGTAGCTCAACGGGCACGCTCCATCTCCTTCACCAACCAGGCCGCGTAGTGGATCAAGTCGATTGTACCGTCCGCGTTGGCCGGCGCACCCGCAGCCACGTCAGCCTGAATCATCTCGACCGTGATCCTGTAGCCACCCGCCTGGGTCAACAGCTGAGCGGCGTTACTCAAGGTTGTCACCCGCGTCTTGAGTCCGCCAGTCACAGGATGCACGCAACCGTCATCTTGATTTTCTTGAAAACATGGCAAACATGGGTCGTCAGCAATAGTCAGGCTGCCGGGTTGTGTGGACGCGCTTTTCTTTAAAGTCTCGGGCGCACTTTTCTTTAAAGTCTCGGGCGCGCTTTTCTTGAAAGTGGCAGACACGTCGGCGGTGTTGGTTGCGGTTGAGACGGCGTCTTCCACGCTGCCACTGTCGGGTGGCGCGCTCTCGTCGGACGAAGGATCGGACAGGTCGAAAAGATCGGCACTCATGGTTCCACCCTGACACCCACACCAACCCGAACCAAGCCCACTATGAAACGCACCCCGAGAGCCGCGAGACGGCACCCGGGGCGCGTCCGACGCAAGGAGAGTTGGACCCATCGCCCACCATAGCCCGGCCAGTGGGGCGAGTCAAGCCAAGTTGAGCAGAATCGCACCTCGACCGCCACGGAGATGCCCTTCTAAGGCCCCTAGCAGGCCCCAGGACGCGACCGGACAGGCCAAGACGACCAGGAAGTCGTCCAGGGGGCCAGGGCTCGTCCTACGCGGTTTCCGGCGGCCTGGCGGGCAACCGGGCCTGGCCGGGCAGGACGCCCCCGCCAGGGGTGGGGCCAGCCACCGGGCGGGGTGCCCACCCAGGGCCAGGGTTCCCTACCCCGGGGCCAGGGTGCCCACCCAGGGCCAGGGTGCCCTACCCCGGGGCCAGGGGTGAGCCAGGGGCGGCCACGGGCTGTCTTGTCAGCCAGTAGGCCCCCTCCTCGTGGACCTCTCCGCAGGGAATGCCCTTTAAAGGCCCCTAGCAGGCTCTATAACGCGTCCGGACGGGTCAGGACGGCTGGGGAGTCGTCCAAGGGGTCAGAATGCGTCCTAGAGCCCGCTAGGGGCCTTAAAAGCCATTTCGGCTTTTTGAGGCCGATCTGGCGGCGGCCCCCGGGCTGTAGCCAGGCCAGGGTAGAGACGGCCCCCGGCCACCGGCCATCGGCCCCTGCCGCCGGCCCCTGGCCCCTGCCCCTGCCCCCGGCCCCTACCCCTGCCCCTAGCCCCTGCCCCTGGCCCCTGCCCCTGGCCCCGCCCCCGGGGTTGTCCTGGCCAGGCGGGCGCGGCGGATTTGTCGTCGCCAAGAAGGCCGGTCGCTTGGGTCGGCTTGTCAACCGCGTCAACCAACCCTGTCAACCGCCGCGCAGCGCGTGGGGGGGCTGGGGGGGGCCTGTTGCCCCACACCCCCCAGAGAGGCGGGCGGCCTGAGCCGCCGCCTCTCTGGGGGGTGTGGGGGGTTTTTAGGGGGGGCCGGCCCAAAA